ATCTATATTTTTATATTATTTATATCTAATAATAATGACGCTTACATAATGAATCTTTATATACATTAGAACCACACTCCTTGCCTTTATTTTTTCCTCTTGTTAAAATAAAGGTGCATTTTTCTTTTTCTTTTTCAACTTTTTCTTTATATTTAGTGTGTTTTTTACAATAAGAATTACCATAAGAACAAATCTCTTTACACGCTGTATTTTTCTTCTTTCCATTTTTATACATATATATACACTCATGAGTTTTCATACAATATTTAGTTGGATAATTTACATATCTTATATTTTTATAATTGTTGCATGGAGGTAATAGTTTATCTTGAATTTGACGACAATAAGGACACCGTATTTGATTCATTTTTAACTTTGTAGTTTCAAAATGATTTTGATGTTCTATTTTCTCTCTATATACACACTCAAAAATAGAAGAATAATTAAACTTATGTCCGCATTCTAATGTAATATGGGTCTTTTCTAACTTATCCTGAGAGATAAGACAAATATCATTTTCTATTGTAGATTCTTCATTCATAATCGAAGATAATAATCTATTAAAATCATTATTATCTTTAATAATTATATCCATAATTAATTTAATATAATGATATAATTATCTTTATATATTTATATTATATGACATCTAATCTTTGGGGAAAGCCAATATGGGAATTTATACACACTTTTTCTTTCCAGATTGATGAAGAATATTACACATTGAATAGAGACTTAATTTGTGAGATTTTAAAAGTAATATGCACTACATTACCTTGTGAGTTTTGTAATATGCATTCTAAAAAGTATATATCTAATAAATTGAATGGAAAGGAACTAGATACAAAAGATAAGTTAAAAGCTTTTTTTATAGAATTTCATAATAGTGTAAATAAAAGACTACATAAACCATTATTTAAAGAAGAACAACAAAATAAATATAAGACATTTAATTTGAATGAAAAATATAAACAATTTTCAAGAGTATATAATGGAAAAATGTATAATCTAAAAAGTTTTCATTTTTCAAAAAAGAGAGAAAGAACTCTTTATCTTATTTATAAACTAATTAATCATTGTTATAAATATGTTCATCAACGAAACATAAAAAACTAACAAATATATTTTTTCTTTTCATAATAACTTGTTTTTCCTATTTCATATAGTTTTTCACCATGATTAAAATCAAGAATGCTATATTGTTGTAATTCTGTTGAATTCGGATAGTAAATATGAATTCTTTTCGAAGAAAACATACACATCATATTTATTCTTGATAACTCATCATCAAATATATTTATAAAAACACTAAATAGAGTTCTAAGATAAGATGTGAAAGATGAAATATCTTTATCAATTACTTTTTTATTATTTGCTTTAATGACATATATATCATATGAATTGCATTTTTTATATGATAGAGCTTCGAGAATCATTTCATTTGTTAAAACACCACCATCTACATGATAGTCTTGATTTATTTTTCGAGGTGGAAATAGGATTGGAATTGCACTTGTCGCCATAAGTATATCTACTTTTTTATCTAATGAATCTGTATAATAAAAGTTATGAATATCAAGTCTCTCTTTGTCTAAATTTGTAGAACCAATAATAACAATGGGTTCATTTGTTCTATCTATCTTTGGGATTTTAATCGTGGAATTTAGTACTGTTCTAAGAAATTCTTCCAGAGGTGAAGTATCATACCATCCCCATTTACGAAATATATTATAACTTTGTTTATAAATGTCAGAAGTTCGCAAGTTTTTATATAACGACACAATATCTTTTAGAGCATTCGATAGAGTTCCTTTAGAAGAGAGAAAGGCAGCATTTAAGCCACCGACTGAAATACCACTTATGATATGATAAGTTTCTGGTATTTTCTTTTTTTCAATTAAATCAGAGAGAATACCAACTTCTACTGCACCGAAAGAACCTCCTCCACTAAGACTTAATATGTTGCAATGTTCTTGTTTTGTTTCTAATAAAGACGGCATCGTCCAAACACTTGGAATAGAAACAAGAGAGAAAAAGAGAGAACATAAATAGGAAAACTTCATATACTTTAATATAAGATTATTAATTTATGTTCTGAATCAATTTACCATTACGATAGACAGAACATTTAAATGTTTGTTTGCTTGGTCTAGAACAGAACACTTTATTACTTGGAACATGAGAGAAATAGAGTAATTTATCACTCATTGGTGTTGCATAAATTAAACCTGTAATCGCCATTGAAAATATACTACCTAAAATGAATGCAGCAGCAGCATTCGTGAATGTTATACAATGATTAAATGCAATACTACTGACTGTGTCACTTACTAGTAATAATAATAATAAGAAGAATACAGGATAATTTATGTATCCAGATAAAAGCATTGGCATACACATATAAACTAAAGTAAATGCAATAAATGTTATTGACAGTGATGGTCTAGCTTCATTCACTAGTGGTAAATCCCATAATTTACATAAAGGATTGGATGCTTCGTTTGTGGCTTTTCCAACTGGAACTAACCCTATTATAAATGTAGCAATAGATACTGCACCCACATAAAGTAATGCTTTCAAAGGTTCTGAATCCATAAATGCTACTAATGTAAAAGTAAACATTAAAAGAAAAGGTGCAATCAATGTTAAAAATTGAAATAAATTATGTGCATTCAATTTCATTCCCATTGTAATATATATTTCACATAGATTTTTATTCTTTTGTAAAAACAAGATTCAATGCTTCTTCAAATACTGACACAGGATGGAATGTAATATCTTTAAATTGTTCTATATTATGCTTTTTAAATATTTCTTCTATATCGTCTTCATTATCTTTTGGATATATAAACTGTTTTATACCTGCTTTTATTCCACCTAATACTTTCAATTCAAGACCACCTATCATTGTAATTTGACCTTGTAAATTTATTTCACCTGTAATAGCAATATCATTTTTAATTGGAATCTCATTCAATAAACTATATATAGAGAGAGTGATTGCAACTCCTGCAGATGGTCCATCTTTTGGTACTGAACCTTCCGGACAATGAATATGAATCCCTTTTTTGTTTTTATCTTCCAATAACTTATATAATTTATCAATTTTACTTTTTGGTGTTTTATTATAAGCAAGTGTTTTCGCAACATTCATGCTTTCTTTCATAACATCACCTTGCATACCTGTTAATGTTAAGTCTAAAAACGAAGAAGATGGATGAAATCGTGATTGTATCGGTATAATTCCACCTTGTCCTATTGCATTCGCCCATAATCCATTTATTATACCAATCTCATTTGTATGATGTATTTTCTTATTATAAACCGGTTTATAATCTTTTAAATATTTCTTTTTAATATTATCAATTGTAAGTTCTATTTTTTCTTGTTCTATAACTCGTTTTCTCTCTAAAATTTCTAAATTTATTTCACTTATCACCTCATACAATAATTCTTTTAATTTTCGAACACCAGATTCATTTGTATAATGCTCGATTAAATATACTAAAACATTTTCTGGTATTTTAATCGTGTCTTTTAGGTCTATGGTATCATATAACTCTGGTAAAATATAATCATTCACAATCACTATTTTCTCTCTTAATGTAAGACTTGAAAATTTAATCTCGTGTATTCTATCCAACAAGATTCTATCTATTTTACTACGGTCATTGTATGAAAAAATAATAAGTGCTTTAGATAAATCTATATGCACTCCGTTAAAATATTTATCTTGAAAATGTGTATTTTGTGTAGAATCCACCAGATGAGTTAAGATTCCAATGATTTCTTTTCCATGTTCTGTATTACTTACTTTATCCAATTCATCAATAAATATAATTGGATTCATACATTTACTCTCCATTAATATATCCACAATACGACCCCAAGTTGAACCCAAATAAGTATAATTATGACCTTGTAATGTAGAACCATTTGAAGAACCACCTAATGCAATAAAACCAAAAGGCCTACAATTATTATTTTCATCTTTCAAACACTTTGATAATCCGTGTTTTGCTAAAGATGTTTTACCTACTCCTGGTGGTCCTTCAAAACCAAAACAATATCCTGTTTGTTTTCCAGTTATCCATTGTCCTATTACACGCTCTAATTGTCTCTTTGCTTTGTCATGTCCATAAATGGACTTATCAAGAGTTTTTCTAATTGTAGTAATATATGAACCAATCTCATCATGTTCTCTCTCTATATTAGATATACTGTTTTTTATACCTTGAATAAAAGATGGATATAATTGCACTTTCTTGAATGGCACTTTTATACGATCATTATAAAAACGCAAAAATTTATCTAGAAGTTCATCGTTGTCTTTTAAGTATAAGACAAATGATTTAATATTTGTATATAAATATGCTTTTTTCTGATTTGAATGATAAATATGAGAATATTCTATTTTGTTTTCTTTAACAAATAAATTAATTAATTTACATAAAAAAACCATACAAGGACGATTCTCATTTTCAACATTTTGTAGATAGTTTTCTATGTAATGTATCTCTCTCTCTCGTATTTCTTTTGTTATAGTATTTAATAAATATTGAATTTGTATATTGTTATAACTCCCTTTGGCTTGATAGCGTGATATATCCATAATATCATTACTACGAATAATATCTATTAAACTAGAAAAGTTTGTTTTCAATGTATCCATCTTTGTTAATATATTTTCTCTCTTATATGTTCCAAAAGGTATCTTTAATAATCCCTCTAAATATTGTCGTGCTTTCGTTGCACCATCTTCTGATTTTGATTTTACTTCTCTCAATCTTGACATTGCTTTTTGCTTTGTGTTTTCATCCGTTTTTAATAAAATAATTTGTCGTTCAAGTGGAATATTCAGATTCTCTGTATATAACAACTGATTTGTATATTGAATTGTATCTTTCATAACAAGATGAAATTTTTTTTTAAGATTATGAGGTAAAGAGTGATAGATAAGAGACTGTTCTTCTAAAGAGTATTCTTTTTCATCATCCTTTGTTAATAAATCATACAACAAGTAAGCAATATGATTATATTCTTTTTTATTTGGTGATAATAAGAGAGAACATATCATTTTCCTCTTGTTATAGGTATTTTCGTTCATAAATTCACGAATAATAGTATTGATTTCTTTATTATATATATAATTTGAATAAGAAATATAACCTTTTATTTTTCTATATATTTCATCACATTCGTAGATAATTAATTCTTTTAATGTAATAGAATGGATAAGAAATTCAATCTCATTTTCTTCTTTCTCTCTAAAATATGTATATAGTTTTTGTATTTTATCTTGTATAAAAGAGTTGGTAATTAAATCGAAAATAGGATTTTCTACAATAGCATCAATAATTAATGTATTTCTCTCTATGTTATTATGTATAATAACTCTTAAACCATACATTTTTAAAATAAAAGAATTATCTTTTCTTCCTAAGTCAAAACATTCTAATGTTTTATAATTTTCTATCATATCGTATTCATTTAAGAGAGAATTTTTGTCAATATTCGTATCCTTATTGGTAGGTGATGTATTGTCTTTCCAATCTACTATTTTATATTGAATTGGTAAGCAATAATTATTTATCATTCCATACCGTTCTAATTCATCCTCTTTGAATAAAGAGTGGTAATTCTTTCCATATAAAATAATTAAAAGGTCTTGTAAATGGTAGGTTCCATATTGTTTGAAAAGAAGAGAGAAACTATCATTAATTTCTTGTAATTGATTTACAATGGATTCATTATTCTTTATAATTTTTGTATCATTTAATTTTACTACTAGTTTATCTATTTCAGTAATAATATTTGTTATTTTTGTATTATTGATAACGCCGATTTTATTATAATAATAATATGCATTTGTTGTTTTTCTTAATAATTCTTTATAATATTCAAGTTTATTTTTACTAAATAATATAATAGAATTGATATTTTCTTTCATTATGTATATATGTATATAATAAATTTATATTTACACAATGATTTGTTATAAAGAAGTATAAAGATATATTATTGTTTTTATTGTAATGGGAATACCTAGTTATTTTAATTATATAAGCAACAATTATGAGAAAATATTCAAACAGAAAAAGGATATTCATAATATTCACGATTTATATATTGATAGCAACTCAATTATATATGATGTAATCAAGAAAAGACAAGAAGAAAAGAAGGAAGATATTTCTTATACAGAAATATATAAATTTGTATGTGAAAAGATACAAAGTTATATAGAAGCCGTAAATCCCTCTCATAAAGTATATATAGCAATCGATGGTATTCCACCACTTGCGAAAGTAGTTCAACAACAAGAACGAAGGTATCGTTCATCTTTTTTAAAAGATATAATACAGGATAAAAGTTCTTTTAATACATCTTGTATAACACCAGGAACTGCTTTTATGAAGGATTTAAATTCATATCTTGTAAATTATTTTTGTAATGATAAAATAATAATTTCAGGAAGTGATACAATTGGAGAAGGAGAACACAAAATTTTCTCTCATATTAGAGAGAACTATTCGAGAGAGAATAATCGAAATATATGTGTTTATGGTTTAGATGCAGATTTAATTATACTTTCTTTACAACATATTTCCTTATGTAATACTATTTATTTATTTAGAGAGAATCCAGAGTATAAGAATGTATTAGATCATATATATGATAAGAATGAATTATGTTATTTAAATATACCTATGTTAGCAAATGATATCTATGACAAATTATCAAGTGATGATTCTTGTGATAAAAAAGAAATTATAGAAGATTATGTGTTTATGTCTTATTTTCTAGGAAATGATTTTATGCCTCATTTTCCATCATTGAATATAAGAACTCATGGAATTCAAGTATTATTAGATACCTATAAAAAATTAAAAAAGAATAAAAATTTTAAGTTTTGTTCGAATTCACATATTTTGTGGAAAAATATTTCTTTATTTGTAAAAGAACTTCAACAAGAAGAAGAGAATCGTTTTATTATAGAAACAAACGACATAGTAAAAGTATCACATAGAGGAAAGGTAGGAAATGTAGAGAGAAAAATAAATTTCATTCCACACGAAAATCGTGATTATGAGAGATATATTAATCCAAAGAAATATGGTTGGAAAAAAAGGTATTATGAATTATTATTTGGTATAACTACAACAAATGATATTAAGAAAGTATGTATATCTTATTTGGAAGGTTTAGAGTGGACACATACCTATTATACAAGAGGTTGTAAAAATTATCGTTGGTATTATCCGTATAAGTATCCACCCTTATTATGTGATTTATATGGTGTCATTCCTCATTTTCAATGTAATCTCATAAAAGAGAATTACCATCCACTCCATGAATATACACTGTTATGTTATGTATTACCTTGTTCCTCATATGATTTATTACCGGAAAAAATACGTGATGTGATAGTGAATTATGATACAACTAGAAATGAAACATTTCATTTTGTATGGGCATATTGTCGTTATTTTTGGGAAAGTCATTTGTATGGATTGGATATTCGTGAAATAAATGAAATTGAGAGATTGCTTGAATATAATTCGTTAATATAAAAAAATAAATATTCTCTCTTATAAATAAATGATAGAAGAAATAGAGCCACCTTTGAGTCGTGATTTATTTAAGAAATGTATCCAAACGAACAAGAATAAAGATATTATTATAAAATGTAGTGCAAGTTGGTGTGGTCCTTGTCGTCGTATTCAACCTTACTTTAATGAAGAATTAAATAAATATAGTATAAATCATAATATACTATATATAAATATAGATTTTGATAAGCATTCTGACTTATGTTCTTATTTGAGAATAAAGAGTATTCCTACCATCTTATATTATAGAAACGGTGAATTAACCAGCTCATTTATGGGTTCAAATATAGAGCAATTTAAAAGTTGGTTTTCAAAATTGTAAGTTATAATATGTAAAAATATATCTATCTCTACATATATGGAACAAGAAGTGTTAAAGGAATTCAATTCAAGAGATTATAATGTAAAAGATATATTGCGTATATTTAATTTAAATTATAATTTTACAGAGCAAGATGTAAAGAAGTCGTATAAGAAGGTGTTAATGTTGCATCCAGATAAATCAGGATTACATCAAAGTGTTTTTTTATTCTATTCTAAAGCATTTAAACAATTAAATTATATTTATGAATTTAAAACAAAACAGCATCTTCGAGATGTAAATATTGAATATGAAAAACAAAAGATGATATATGATGAAGATAATGAGAACATTCAACATCATAAAGAGGAATATAAAACAATGAAACATACGAATGATAATTTTAATAAGAATTTTAATGAATTGTTTGATAAGGTTAAGGATAAAGAAGAAAATACGTATGATGAATGGTTTCGTTCGAATGAAACGATTGAAACACAGAACATTAAAAATACGAGAGATATGAGTAATTATTTTGAGAAGAAGAAGAGAGAATTATCGAATCATAATGCAATAATTAAGAATGATATTTTAGATTTAGGTGAATTATCACACGCAGGAACAAATTTGGTTAAAGATGATGTGGTGGAATATTCTTCCGGATTATTTTCTAAGTTGAGATATGAAGATTTAAAAAAAGCACATACCGAGACAATTGTTCCAGTTCATGAGGGTATGATAAAGAGAGACCGTGATCCTTCTAATCTAGAAGCATATAAGAGAGAAAGAACCTCAAAAATACATATACCAACAAAGGAGGAAAGTAATAGGATGCTCTTACAAAATCAAGAAAAGATAGAAAAAGAGAGTATGAATCGTGCATATAAATTGTATAGAGAGATGGAAGAAATAGATGAAAAAAACAAGATCATAAATTCTTATCGTTATTTATTAAAATAAAAATAGAAATACAATATATATGAAAGTTTCGTATCCAGTATTAATAACGATATTTATTCTTTTATCATTATTTGGTAAATACTATAATAAGTATATAAAGAAAGATGAGACCCAACATGACAATGATTTAATTCGTAAGTTTCTACTAAACGATGATATAAACAGTATTCAAGGTAAAATATTTCGTAAAGATAAACCTATAGTATGGATTCATATTCCGCACGAAATAAATGCAAGAAACTGGCATAATTTTGGTTCTAGAAACAATACAAACTTAAATCAACCTTATTTGTATCTTACTATAAAGAGCATAATACGACAATGTGGAGAGGGAATGAATGTTTGTATTGTAAATGACAACTCATTTTCAAAGTTGATACCGAATTGGGATATTGAATTATGTAAGATACCAGACCCTGTACGTTGTTATATTAGAACTCTAGGATTATATAAATTACTTTATAGATATGGAGGAGTATTAATGCCTTGTAGTTTCTTAGCATTATCTCCGTTAATCAATATGTATAATAAATATACAAGTACGAAAGATTGCTTTATAGGAAGTCATATATCACGAAATTTAACAAGTGAGCGTACTATAACTTTTGTAAATCATAAAATGGTTGGATGTAAGGCACATTCTGCAGTGATAAAAAGAATTATAGACAATATAGAATATATGATATCAACAGATTATACACATGAACAAAAGATAGATGGAACTCTGGATAAAGTTTGTTATAGAGAAGTATATGAAGGAAACATGGAACTGATACCAGCACAAAGATTAGGTGTTGTTTCAAATGATAATAAACCAATCTATATCGATCATTTATTAGCGACATCGTATATAGATTTTTGTGATGATCTATGTGGTATTATGATTCCTGATGAAGAAATACTTCGTCGTATAAAATATCAATGGTTTGCAAGAATGTCTATCAAACAAATTTATGATTCACCGATTATATTATGTAAATATATCCAATCTTCTCAATTAGATTAAATTACATAACTCATAACATAAAATTTGTAATTCTATTTCATCTTCGTGAATAGTATGAAATATATGTATATATTTTGTAATTAATTGAATAGTAATGAACTTTATATTCTCTGGAATGAGAGAACAACATTTAATATACTCGAAATAATATTCTAAAATATCAATGACTGAATATCCATAATCATATATATGATTTATGAGAGAAATACATTTTTCAATACTTTTTTCTTTATACCAAGAATTAGTAAAATTATCAAATAATGTATAGTTTATTGTGCTACATAACTTTTTTATATAATCATTTGTAATGGTAATATTGTCATCTTTAATAATCAAAATTTTTTCAATATCACGGTGTAGTTGTTCCATATCAAAATTACACAATGTAATGAGTGTTTTTATAGAGTCATTGTCTAATTTGATGTTTTCCAAATTACATATTTTACAAATATAATTATAAATGTCATCTTTTTTAATTTTATTTATATAAATTGGAATACATTTAGAAATGATATTTTCAATTACCTTGTTTATATTAAAACAGGAAGAGATAAAATGAACGTTTGAATATGTATCCATTGTATTCCGTATAATTTGTTGTGTTTGTAAGCTTAATAAATCTAAATTTTCAACAACAATTACTTTTCTAATTTTTTCTATCGTTGTAGTTTCACAAAATGTTTTAATTTCATTTCTAAAATTATTAATTCCTTGTTCCTTTATTGTATTTATAAAAAAAATATTTCTTTTGTTTTCTTGATAATAATCGTTTAAAATACAGTTCATAATAGTTTGTTTATCATAATAATCATTTCCGTGCAATACAATGCGTATATCATTAATTGAAATTAGTTTATATAATAAGTTTTTTATGTTTTTATCAATTAACAAATCTTCAATTTTTTTAGGAATATACTTATACATAGTATTCATTTATAATTATATTTTAATAATATTTATATAGTTTGTTTGTAAAGTTATATAAATATTAAATAATAATTAGTAATATAATTATGAAATCCTATTATGATATTTTAGGTGTGAATAGAAATGCAACTCAAGAAGAAATAAAGAAGGCATACCGAAAATTATCTTTAAAGAATCATCCAGATAAAGGTGGAGATGTAGACAAGTTTAAAGAAATATCAACTGCGTATGATATATTATCCAACGAATCAACAAGAAGAAAATATGATATGGAATGTTCTGATATTGGTTCAACTCATAATATGAATGATATTTTTGATATTTTTAATAATAAAAATAATGCAATTTTTAAAGAAATATTTAAAAATAATGATATTTTTCATATGTTTGTAAATGGTGTTCCTGTTGGAAAACCAGAAACAATTACAAATGTCCTTGAAATAGATATTAAAGATATATTTGAAGAACGACAATATCCTGTAAAAATAGAGAGAGATATATACAAGAACAAAACGAAAATAAAAGAAGAAGAAATTATATATGTATCTATCCCAGCTGGAATTGATAATAGAGAGATTATATTACTGAAAAATAAAGGTCATATATATGAAAATTCAACTCAAGGAGATGTAAAAATTATTATAAAGATTAATAATAATACACCTTTTATAAGAAAAGGACTTGATTTAATCTATAATAAACAAATTACACTGAAAGAAAGTTTATGTGGTTTTGAATTTGTTCTAGAACATATTAATGGAAAGATTTTCAGAATTAATAATTATACGCAAGTCATCTATCCAAATTATCAACAAAAAATAAAAAATCTTGGTATATACAGAAATAATACATATGGAAATTTAATTATAAATTTTATAATTGAGTTTCCTAAAGAGATTACTACCGAACAAAAAAAACAACTACAAGATATTCTTTAAGTGATTCTCTTTGTAGAAATATCATTGGAGACTAAATAAATTGAGTTTTCAGTCATTATAATATACTCACTTTCTACTTTGTAAATCTTCGATATTGGACTCGTGTATTCTTCTTCACTTTTTACAAGTAGTTTTTCTCCACTTTCCTTGACACCTATTAAAACATTCTTATCACAAGAATCCGCCCAATAATCTAACATAATTGGTTTATCCTCTATAATTGCAAGTCTAGAACTATGTTGTAACGATAAATTACTAGGTAATCGATAATTCAATCCTTTTTCATTCGAATTCATTTATATATACCTTTTCTTTTTATATCTTTAAATACTTATAATAGAAATAAATATATATATATGAGTAATTGTTATGATATTTCAGATAAGAAAAACTTTTATTCAACATTTCCAATACTTTCGATACACGACAGCATTGAATTATTTGAGAAGTATATATCTTTAACAAATGAATATATTGATATTTTTTTTAAAGATGTCAATATAGAAGAAATTCATTATTTGTTATATATATTTTTTAAGGGTTTAACAATGATAGAAAGTGTATATACTATACTTTTATTGTATTCTAAAAATATTGATTTATCTTTCTATCATACACAAAAATCTATTTATTATTATATTGAATTTATAAGTCGTTTATCAAACGAACAAGATACATTCATAAAAATAACACCAACAGATGCCGTTTTGTTCGTATATAAAAAGACAATTCATAATTTAAATTCAGATATCTATAAGAATGTTTCTAAAGATGAAATTATAGATTTTAAAGAATGTATCCATTGTTATACTCATTTGATTATTGACATATTCAATATGTTTTTTAATAAAACAAGTACAATAAAAGAATACAATAAAGTTTGTCTCTATTTAAAAGAAATCTATCATAAAGCATTAGATGATATTCTAAATCAACACGTAGATATAAAACATAGAAATATTTATACCTATCTCTTAGATTACTATAATGAAATCAAAAATAAAATACGGTCTAAGAATAAAAAGGATGATATTTCTCTCTATACATTATTTAAGTAATGGTTGTAGTTATCGCGACAATCTACAATTGTATCTCGTGTATGAGGAATCGTTCCTAAATGTGATTGTCTAGGAAACATAGGTGAAGATGGAGCTACCATGGTAGATGAATAAGCTCTGTTCGACCATGCTGGATTAGAACCTCCCTTTTGATTTTTTCTTGTTTGACCTCTTCTTCTTGTTTTATTTTTATTACCACCTTTTCTTGTTCTTTTATTTGATTTTATAGTATCTTTATGTGTATCTACACGTTTCAAATGCATTTTCTTAATTCTATCTAAATCCTTTTCCATTTTTTTAAATACACTTGCCGATACTAATTTTTTAGCAAGTTCTCTAACTTTTTTAAATTTCTTTTCCATATTCATTCTCTTCTCTCTGATAACCTTTTTGTCTTTACTTTTCAAGGCATCACATTCAAAACAAAATGCTCGTGTATATTCTTGCAAGAATTGACGTTTTTTCTGTTGTTTATTGGTTATCATACTTAGGTAATTTTTATATACATTAATTGCACCAGGACAAATGACACTCCAAAAACGTTTCACTTGTGAAAACTCTTGAATATCCTTAACATCATTGCATATTTTTACATTTTTACACATGGATTTACCTCCTCCTTGAAGAAGAGGTGTTTCAACAATAGAAGTATTTAAATTTGTATCAGCAACTACACCCCCACAATCATTTGTTCTCTCTACAGATATAAAAGGACCTCCTGCACCGGTTCCTAAAGGAAGTGTAGGATCTGGTTTAAATCCATATGGTCGATGTCCTCCTTTGTGTCCTTCTAATCTTGTATATACTTCATCAAAATCACGATTTATAGTTGGAATAGAAGGATATCCTTTGATTTGTCCTGTCTTGGAAGCAGTAATTTGTTCGACATTTTCTGGACGTCCTACATCTGTCATCATTCTTGTATAACCTTTTTGTGGCGGTCTTAAATAACTCATTATATATATACTAAAGAAAGTATTATTTATAAGGTTGAAATTATACGAACAGGTTTCCACATTTTAAATGAATCCATAAATTCACATTCTACGATACATCTCATATCTTTTTTGATATATTTATCATCTTGTATATTTTGAAAGTCTTCTTCATCTTCACTCTCTTCAATACAATCAATATTTTCATTCTCTCTTATATACCTATATACTGAATTCATAAGACAACTGGTTTTATAATCTGGAATATTCAAGATTCCAATGTATTTATTTTGAAGAGTATAAGCATGATATATATCATTTTGAATATCTGCAATTACTATATAATTATTTTTTATTTTCTGTTGTGTTACTTTTTCTAAATATGAGTTTCCGTGTTTATCAATATATTCTAAACTAAATATTTGATATGGAATATCAAATCTATCAATCTTCACTTTACCTTCTTTATGACACGATGTAAAGAATATATTTTTAGTATAGATTTGATATTCTAACATATATAGAATACATTCAAGACGCTTTTTATAATGCTTTGTTTTCATATTTATTCCTTTATAATAGAGTATATCTCTCAAAACAAATAAACTTTCATTTATTTCATTACAATGAATCAAGGTTCCATTTTCGATCGTTAAGAACTTATCAAATAATATATTGATTTTCTCAATCGTGCAAATCTTATTTCTTTTTCTATATATCAAATAACAGTTGTTTTCATTGCGTGAATAATTATGTTTAAACCATATTAATAGTTCTTTTCCTCTTGGTATGCATTTTGTATATTGTATATTTTTTAATTTATGAACTTTATCATGAAAAATATATTCATTAGAAAGTTCTAATTTTGGTAAATGTGTTTGAAGAATGCGAAATACATTTCCTTTGATTGTCTCTCTATTCATTATATATAAATATATATTCTTGTCTTAAATATCTTTACCATTGAGTATATTGAGTTGTATTAGGATCATTATATTCTTCTACTTTTTGTAAAGTGTTTTCTTTATTTGTCAAATTACTTAAATAGTTCTTAAGTTCATTTTTCATATTATGAGTATCATTGTCTGAAACTGGTTCTTTGTTCTCTTTATATAAAGTTTTATAAATCCGTTCATATTCAATATGAGGTCTCTCTACCATATCTTTAATTTGAGGTGTAGTTAGATTTTCTTTCAAGAAATAATATAAATAATGAATGATATATATTGTAATAAAAGATGTTATTGAGTATATTAATAATTCTAATATCATATAATTATATATAAAAAGGATTTCTTATTTTAAAGTGGAACGAAATAATAAATAAAATTGATTTAAATAAAATAAAGATTATGATATCATATACAATGACCAAAGTTGTTATAGTAAGTAAATACGGACAAGTTGATAATAAAAATATAAAATGTATAAATAATGAAGAATTATATAAGAAATGTAATTTTAAATCGTGTGATAATTTCTCAAAACGGCATACTTGGAAATGTAAGGACGGATTTTATTTACATTTATTTTCAAAAGATGTAGGTAAATCAAACAATATAAATAAATACGAACTGCCTCCACCGTTGGATAAGGAAATCTATTATGGTTCTTTATGTATTCTAATGACTAAAGATAAGGATGGGAACGACTATATGGATTTATCTAGCAAACAATGGGAAGAATATTATGAAGAATTATATGGTGGGTTTGAAGATATTAATGAGAATGACAGCGAACATTCAGAAGATGAACTAGAGTATGTATCAGAAGATTATAAAACAAGCACAGGGTATTTAAAAGATGGATTCATTGTAGATGATGATGAAGAAAGTGAAGATAGTGATTTTCATTATGAGTTAGAAGAAGAGCAATATACAGATGAAGAAGATTAAGAATAAAATTATTCTAATTTATTCTTTAACTTTTCAAGAGCAGTTTCGTATATACTATTTGGTTTAAATTCTAATATATCTTTGAAATTACTATTTTTTAATACTTTTAATTTATCCTTTTCTTTTTCTTGTTCTTTATTTTCAATCATAAGTTTTTTCTCTTCTTCAATTACATTTCCGTATTTATCTAATTTTATATTATATATTTTTCTTATTTTTTCTCTCTCATAAGATGGTATATAGTGGTTCCATGATATGAATAATAAGTTTGGATGTGTATATTTAATGTAGAATCCATTATCTATGAGTTTTTTTATAATATAAGAGATACATTCAGTAATATCGTATTTTGGTAGTCCAATAATAAACTCTGGTACAAGATAGAAAATATATTGTTGTTTGATATATTGTCTTGAAGTTATTTTTATTTTGGTATGAATGCGTAATAATATTTTATTATATATATTTGTTCTGTGTTTTTCAATTTCTAATTTTCGGTAGTATAATTCATCTAAATCTATATATTCATCATTATTGTGTGATTCTTCAAAATACATATTCATATAACTATATAAAAAAATATATATAAAAAATATAAGGATTCATCTATAATGGTAATAAAAAATATTGTTTTATCTGGAGGAGGATATATAGGACTTCACCAGTTAGGTGTATTGAAATACTTAAATGAAGTAAAATTTTATAATATAGAGGATATCAAAAGTATATATGCAACATCAGTCGGTTCTCTTGTGGGTGTAATGTTATCTCTAAAGATACCAATGAAAGATATAATTGAATATATTGTGAATAAACCGTGGCATAAATTTATAACATTTGAACCGTCAAATATTATAGATATATATTATAATAAAGGACTATTGGATAAGTCTTTTTTTATAACAATATTAGAGCCTTTATTAAAAGCGGTGGATTTAGGTATTTCAATAACTATGGAAGAATTTTATAAATACTCAAATATAAAATTATGTGTTTGTGTGTATAATATTGATAAAAATAAATATGAAATTATTGATCCTATAAAAGACCCTGATTTATTATTGATAGATGCAATATATATGTCGTGTTGTGTGCCGTTTGTGTTTCAACCTTGTAAATATAAAGATTCTTATTATATTGATGGTGGTATAGAAAATAATTATCCAATTAAAGACTGTTTAACAAGAGAGAAATTAAATAAAACTGAAATACTTGGAATAAAAATTCAATCCAATGAAAAAAATAGTATCGATGAAGAAAATATATTTAATTATGCTACATATATTATAGATCGTCTGATAGATAGGATATCAGTTATAGAGAAAGTAACAGGAATAAATGAAATTATTATTCCAAGTTCTAAATTCTCTCTAATTACACTGACAGATACAATTAAAGAGAGAGAAAAAAGGAGAGAATTTATAGAAACTGGATATAATTACGGACAAGTCTTCTATCATTCTAGTCAAGAGAAGAATGGATAAATTCTTTAATATTTTGTTCGGTTGGTTTAGCGTCATATTCAATCTCTCTATTTCCAACAATAAGTTTAATAGTAGGGTATCCTTCTATCTTGAACTTATCAGCAAGTTCTTCTTCTTTTTCACAATCTACTTCTCTAAAATATAACATATGATTATTTATTTTCTTTCCATCATATTCTTCTTTAATCTTAGTCCATATTGGTTTTGCTTTCTTACAATGGGGACACCACGTAGTATAAAATAGATAAATTTCAGCTTCGGCTTCGGCTTCATCATCTTTTATGAATTCTTTATTGGATACATAAGATGGATTGATTCGTGGGGAAATATGATAATAATATAAGTAGATACTAATTAATATAAACACACAAGAAATACCTAATATAAAAAACACCTTGCGATTATTTTGGAATATTTCAAACATTGATTATACATTTAAGAGAGAAAATTTGAATATTTTAACAACGAATAAACTAAATATTAATGTTTTTATAATATATATTATGAAAACATTGAAGAAAAGAGAACCAACTTATTCTGATATCGATTATACTAGTAATGATGGTTTTTTAACTTATGTTTGGGGTCCTGCCTTTTGGTTTGTTCTTCATACTATAAGTTTTAATTATCCAAACAATCCAACAAAAGAGGAAAAAGAACATTATAAAAATTTTGTTCTCTCTCTACAACACGTTTTACCTTGTAAATATTGTCGTATAAATATTTCTAAAAATTTTAAAAAGATGCCGATTACAGATGAAGTATTGGAAAATAGAACATCTTTTTCTAAATATATGTATGAACTTCATAATATGGTAAATGTTATGTTAGGAAAAAGACCCTATTTAACTTTTCCAGAAGTTCGAGATAGATATGAAAACTTTCGTTCCAGATGCACTCTTGGTAAAGCACCGAAAAAGACAACTAAAACAAGGAAAGTTCGAAAGGGAGGAAAGAGAGAGAAAGGTTGTACTCGTCCTTTTTATGGTAAAAAAGCTAAATGTGTAATACATATTGTTCCACACGAGAAAAAAACAGAATCTTTAATTATTGATAAACAATGTATTAAAAAATCTATGTAAGGTATAATTCACCACATACATCTGCTGGCGTACATTTACCATTATCTGGGGTTTTCCATTCATCTGGATGAATATTATTTGTTTTATGTTCGAAACTTGCCATATGTGATTTTGGGTATAAAACAATATTTTCTTTATAATTATGAGAACTAACGTGTGCGTTTGGATTTACTTTATATACATCTTGTAAAATAGGCCCAGTTTGAGTTTTAGGATAATCCCCAGGGTTAAATGGATTTAAAAAACTTTCCTTTAGATTATTTGAATAAAATAAAATGAGTATAAATAGTATGCTTCCAAGTATGAACCATGTAGTTGTATGTTTCATTGTTTCTATATACAATAATTAAAGATATTAAAAAAAAATCTATAAACATTGTATAATCATGGCATCTAATAATGAAATGTATGTTATTAAACGAAATGGAAAAAAGGAGAAAGTTTCCTTCGATAAGATTTTAAATCGTGTTAGAAATATGGGAAAACATATTTCAAATAACCAATATATTAATTATACAAGTTTAGCTATGAAAGTGATAGAACAAATTTATGATGGTATAAAAACGGTTGAACTTGATGAATTGACAGCACAACAGTGTGCTTCTATGATAACATTGCATCCACATTATGATATTCTTGGAACTAGAGTATTGATTTCAAATCATCATAAAAATACAAGTAATGATATGTATAATGTAGTAGAAAGATTATATAAATTTGTAGATAAAAACGGAAATCCTTATCCGTTAGTATCCCAAGAGTTGTATGATATTGTATCTAAATATAGGAATGAACTACATGATGTAATTGATTATGAGCGTGATTATTTGTTTGATTATTTTGGATATAAGACTTTAGAGAGAGCGTATTTAATGAGAATTGATAATGTAATTGTTGAAAGACCACAGCATATGTGGATGCGTGTGTCAATTGGTATTCATGGTGATAATTGGGAACGTATTAAAGAGACATATGATTATATGAGTTTGAAATATTTTACTCATGCAACACCTGCACTATTCAATGCTGGAACTCCTCGACCACAAATGAGTTCATGTTATTTACTTTCAATGGAGAGTGATAGTATTGATGGAATCTATAATACATTACATGAATGTGCAAGTATATCTAAATGGGCTGGTGGTATTGGATTACATATTCATAATATAAGGTCAAGTGGTTCTCACATTAGAGGAACAAATGGAAAAGGAACAGGTATTGTGCCTATGTTGAGGGTATTCAATTCTACTGCTCGATATGTGAATCAAGGAGGTAAAAGGAATGGTTCTTTTGCCATTTATTTGGAGCCTTGGCATGCAGATATTCACGACTTTTTACAAATGAGAAAAAATCATGGAGACGAAGAACTAAAAGCACGAGACTTATTTTATGCGTTATGGATTCCTGATTTGTTTATGAAACGAGTTAAAGAGAATAAAAATTGGACGTTGATGTGTCCAGATGAATGTCCTGGGTTGAGTGATGTATATGGTGATGAATTTGTAGAATTGTATGAGAGATATGAGAGAGAAGGGAAGGGAAGAGAAGTATGTGAAGCTCGTAAAGTATGGTATGAGATTCTCTCCAGTCAAATTGAAACAGGTACTCCATATATGTTGTATAAAGATACTTGTAATATCAAATCAAATCAAAATAATTTGGGAACAATAAAGTCTTCAAATTTATGCACCGAAATTATAGAGTATTCAGATAAAGATGAAACTGCAGTATGTAATCTAGCCTCCATTGGATTATCTAAGTTTGTTGAAGAGAATCAAAATATTAAAAATTTAACAAATAATGATTTACTGTTTAAGGGAGAACATGGTTATGTTATTACAATTTATAGTAAAAAAGGTTGTAAATATTGTGATTTAACAAAACTCCTATGTAAAATTTACAATTTAAAGTATGATGAAGTGATAGTAAGTAATAATACAGAAAAAACAAATATGTTGATGACAATCTATGAAAAGGTTTCAAACTTAGAAAAATATAAAGAATATGTAGAAAATGGTTCTTTAAACACTTTAAAAGAGTTGCATTCTTTCCCACAGATTATTATAAATGGAAGATATGTTGGAGGATATAAAGAATTCAACGAATTCACAAGACCTGTATTCAATTATGATAAATTACATGATGTTACAAAGATAATTACCTATAATTTGAATAATGTAATTGATCGTAATTTTTATCCAACAATAAAAACACGAAGGAGTAATATGAGACACCGACCGATTGGTATTGGAGTTCAAGGATTAGCTGATGTATTTACACTTATGAATTTACCCTTTGATTCTGAAATGTCAAGAGAGATAAATGGCAAGATATTTTCTACGATTTATCATGCTTCTTTGGAAGAAAGTTTAAGAATATCTAAAGAGAGAACTCAATATATGAAAGAACTAAAAGAATTAGATAAAAATTGTATTTATGATGAAATAGAGAGTAGAACAGATTTAGAAGATAAATATGTAAGTATGATTAAGAAAGTAAAACCAATACGAGAAGAATTTGATAATTTAGAGGGTGATACTATGGGTGCGTATTCATCCTTTATAGGTTCTCCTCTTTCAAAAGGAATCCTTCAATTTGATATGTGGAAAAAAGAGTATTCATATTGTACGAACGAACACTTTATCCCAGAAGGTAAAACTCCGTGGGATACATTAAAAAAGGATATTCAACAATATGGAGTTCGTAATTCATTATTAGTAGCACCTATGCCAACTGCATCTACAAGTCAAATATTGGGAAATAATGAGTGTATTGAACCTTTTACAAGTAATATCTATTTACGACGAACATTAGCAGGTGAGTTTGTGGTTGTGAATAAATATTTATTAAGTGAATTATTCCATTTAGGTATTTGGAATACAACAATAAAAAACAAGATTATATTGAATAAAGGAAGTATTCAAAATATAGAAGAGATACCAACAGAAATAAAAAACAAATATAAGATTGTATGGGAAATACCTATGAAATCACTTATTCAAATGGCAGTCCAACGTGGAAGATATATATGTCAGAGTCAGAGTTTGAATTTATGGATGGAAACACCTACATACAATAAATTAACAGCAATGCATTTTTATGCGTGGGAACAAGGATTAAAAACAGGGATTTATTATTTGAGAACAAAATCTAAAGCATCTGCTCAGCAATTCACAATTGACCCTACTTTAAATAAAAAAACAACAACAAAAGTAGTAGAAGAAGATGAAGGGTGTGTAATGTGTTCTTCTTAGAATTAGTCATTTATGAATAGTTTTTACAAATTCCAAATGTTTTACGATGCCATTTGGTAATTCCATAGTTTCGAATACCATCTAAATGTTGTTTTGTTCCATATCCTTTATTCTTATTTAAATTATATCTTGTATTTAAATAAGGATTTTCAAGACATAATTTTTCAATATATAAATCGCGTTCTACTTTGGCAAGTATGCTTGCGGCAGCAATAGAAGCATACCAATCATCCCCTCCTTCAATACATTTATGAGGTATATCTTTATAAGGTCTGAATTTATCACCATCTACAACTATAAAATTTGGTGTCTTTTCTAGTTTCATTAAACATTTATGCATTGATTGTAGGGTAGTTTCTAGTATATTATATTTATCAATATATTCTTCATCTTCATAATGAACTGAATATTCAATTGCTTCTTTTTTAATATATTCATATATTTCAAGTAATTTTTTCTTGGATGTATAACGCTTACTATCTTTAATATTCACAAAATTAAAATTACTATTGTCTTTAGGTAAAATGACACACGCAACATAGACTCTACCAAAAAGAGGTCCTCTTCCTGCTTCATCAATACCAACTTCTAATACATCTGTCTCATTTTTGTCTGTATAAAAGGGAATAATACTTTCATTTTTTCCACGTTTTTCTCTCTTGACTCTATTATTTTTATTTATATTATTCGACATAAACTGGAAGTAATCCATTATTCTCTATTGTTAGATAATGTAAATATTATTATTATTCAATTTTATTTTTTTCCAAATATAACATATAAATGATTGGAACCAATAAAAAAAAATTAGTATATGTTCTTATATTTTCAGTATTGCTTGTTTGGGGTTTATGTTCTTGGATGAGTGATAATAATGATATAAAAGAAACATTCCAAACAAATAAAGAAGGATTAATGTTAGAAGGTGAAACACATGAAGAGAGAAAAGAAGATTTTCAAAAATATATAGATAGCTTACCAACAGTTTCAAGAAATCAAATTCCTCGTGGTGAAGAAGATAAATATATATTAAAAACACAAATCGTACCCCCAGTATGTCCTCGTTGTCCGGATGTTATCAATGTTTGTAATGATTCTGCCAAGAAATGTCCTCCGTGTCCTGCACCACAAAGATGCCCTGAACCAGCATACGAGTGTAAGCTTGTTCCAAATTTCCAAAGAAGAACAGGCGACCATATTCCAAGACCCATATTAACTGATTTTAGTCAATTCGGAATGTAAATAACATAATAATTATTGTATTTATATTCTTTATTTTTTGTTCTTCTTTGTTCCACCTTTCTTTTTATGTTTATTTCCACCACGTCTTCCCTTTGTCTTTTTAACTTTACCATATCCACCATTTCTTAGAGTTCGATTATCAAATCTGGTTAATGCTTGATTATTTGTTCTATTTCTCAATAATCTTGCAACACGAGCAGTTAAACCAGTAATTGCCAAGGTATAACCTAGTGTTAAAGAAGAGGCAGCAACTTGCAATCGTGTAGTTGTTTGTCGTATCGCATCATGAGACCTTCTTTGAATATCATTCATAAATCGTGTAGTTAATAATTGTGCATAATTTTGTGTATCTTGTGTAATACGCGTTATAATCTCTGTCGCTTGTTGTCTCTGGTTCTCTAATAGAACATCACGACTATTAAATGCAGAAATAGTATTGACAATAGTTGCTCCAATTCTATTAAACATATTTCCTACATTCTCACTTGGAACTAGAACTTCTCTTGATTCACGTATAACACGCTGTGTTTCTCGGTATAAAGTTTCACTCGCAACACGTTGTAATTCTTGTTGTGCTAATACAGCATAAAACGCAAACTCATCTGTTATTCTACCTATAATACCTTGTGTCAATCTTCCACCATCAATTCCACTCATCCAATTAATAATATCACTAACACCTGCATTGACACGGATCGGTTCAATACTTGGTAATGTAGCTCCATACTCTACAACTTCAGTCCCAATTTCAGGTTCTGTTGTTATGGGTATATTTATTGACTGTATCGTATCGTTGATATTTAAAAATGTAAAATACAAAATATAAATACCAATAAGAAGTAAAAGCACATCACCATAATTAGAAACACCACTAAATAAGAAACGGAAAAATACACGCATACGATTCATAAAAGAACGGTCTTCTTCATCTTCTTCATATAATACAAGAGAACGTGTTCTTGGTATATATTCTCTTGACAATCTCTCATCACTTCCTACACCACCTTTTTGACCTGTTCTATATCCTCCACGAACACCAACACTGACTATTCTATCATAATGAACGAGTTCTTTCAATTCTTTTAATTTTACTTTATCTAATCCTAAATCAATTATTCCAACACTCATCATCATTAAAACTGCGTGAGAAACATTGTCAAAGATTTCACGTTCTTTTCCAGATAATTTAGCTATGCTTTTTGACCGCTTACTTGCTTCATTAAAAATAAAGTTATTTAATAATAACACACGTCTATAAGAAGAACTTCTTCTATTCTCTCTTTTAAACTTAAATATAAGTTTAACCATCGTAACTAATTCATTATAAAAGAGTAAATCTTGAAGCCCTGTTCTATAAGTTTCTTGGTTCATTGTATTTGTATGTGTAGGTGTATGCAACATTTTTATAAATATATTATCTAATAACTCAATCGTTTCAGCATTTCGTGTTCTATTCTGTTTTCCAATATTTACAAACATATTTTTCAACATATGAGAAGGGGATTGTTCTTGGATATTCATTTGTTCCATTATATAATATATTAATATTTTAATGTATTCTAATTGTTAAATTAGATATTTTCAGTATTTATTTTTAATAATAACATACTTGTATCATTCTTTTTATTTTGAGTTCGTTGTTTTGGTTTTCTGGATTCATAACTTCCATCTCTCTCTTTTAAAATTGTATCCCATACTTTCGTTGCTTTATCAATGACACTATCAAACCACTCTCTATTTCTAGGTATCAAAACACAAGATACTTCATCTAAATACCAATAATAATTCTGAACCCATTGCTTCTCTTTATGTTTTATCATCATATCATCATTCCATCTATGATACTCTTCTTCACTAGAATGGAATGGCAAGTATTCATAAAATACATTATTCTCATAAACAAACATCATGATTACACCTTTCAGCTTATTGTCTTTAGTATGTGTAAATGTTCCATCTTCCATAAAATTTTGAAAAGAAGAATACTCTATAAAACGACACTCAAGAAAATCACATTCTTCTAAGTCACAACATTCCATTTGTATTTGTGTTTGTATCCAATACTCCTTTTTTGGAATTCCTGTAATCTCACGATTTACTATATTTTTAATTTCTAACATTCTTCCGTATAAATCACTATCACGCTTAATATTTATACCATCTGGTGAAGCACCTATAAAATTATACTTACTATGTTCTATCGAACCAAACTCTTCTATTTTTGTATTTCTACTCATTTCATAATACATTTGTGAGACCGGTTCATATTTTATTCCCCATTGGAAAGGTGAATTTAAATTCACACCACTATCTTGTTCTAATTCTAAAGGTTTGCACTTACCATATATATACGAACTTATACATTTCTCGCTATCAATACATTTCCAAAATGTACTTGCTGATATCATATTTTTTCTTTTTACAAACCATTCTTTAGTTCTCTGTTTAGGGTTATTCTTGTCTTTTTCATATATAATTCTTAATTTATCATCTATTATCTTCTTATATTTTTCTTCTTTATAATGTTGATAAGAAGTATTCTCTTTTATACTTCTTGGATTAATCAATCCACTTGTAAAATATATATCTTGAATATTCTGTGAAAGTTCTCTTATATATTCATCATGACTCTCTATTATATCTTCTACTTTAGATTCATCATTATGTATTAACATATAGATATCCATAAAATATTCTCTAGTCATTTCGTATAATTTCTCATTTATTATGTTATTAAAACTTGGAGATGACATACTCGTAATGTTTTCTCTTAAATATTCGTCAAACTCTTTACATACAAACTCAATCACTTCATTTTCATCTTGTATGCTTAATAGTTCGTCCTCTTCTGTCTTTTCATTCTCAAAAAACTTAAAATCATCAATTATATTTTCTAATTCTTTCAATTGATTAATATATACAAATGTCATTGGAAAGTTGTAATTACATTTAATAATATCTTTAATTCAATTTTATATTTATACTATAGAAAGACGTTTATTCTTATTCTTTACTTTATGGTCTTTTATTGTTTTCTTCTTTGTATAAGGTGAAAGATTGTTTAAAGATGACTTCTTCTTATCATTTTGCTTTAAAGTAAAACGATGTTTATTATCTTTCTTTTCTATACACAAATCATTTATATTTATGATTTCACCCTTTTCTTTATCATATACAACATCCTTAACACGAACTAGTTTTTTTCTATCTAATAATCTCTTCAAATAATCTCTCAATTCTATTACTTCTTCCTCAGATAATTGATAATCTATTTTACATTTCTCTGAATATTCCATCAATTTATTTATCTTACATAACTTATTTAACTTACTCCAAGGTTGTTTTTCCTTATTTGTTTGTATAATTTCATTGTCTAACATATTATGAATATTTGTTATTGTCTCTTTCTCTCTCTTTTCTAAAGTATTAAAATCTGGATTAATTAACATAGATTGATACTCTATATTCTTCAATAAAGTGCATTTATCGTCGCTTTCCTTCTGTTCTTTGGTTTCAGTATTTGATTTACCATCCAAAGGAGTAATTTTTGTTTGGTTCATATATATTATATTATCGCTTTAAGTTTATGTTTTTTATATAATATATTAAATATACATAGAATGAGTAAAGAGGTTTTTCTCCTTAAACAAAGAGAGAAAAGAAAAAGAAAAGATTATAAATACTACTATACAATAGAAGAACAACGACATTTTCTATCGTTGTTATATTTTAATGAATATGATAAAAAAGATATATTATATGAAATTGAAAAGGATATTATTTATAAAATACGAAATTATAAAATTCAAGATATTAAGAAAAATCGATATATTGGTGATATTACTTATGATAATGTTCTTGAAAAACTAATTGAGAGTAAGTTAATGTGTTATTATTGTAAAAAGAAAATAGATATTTGTTATCAATTCAAAAATCAACAAAATCAATGGACGTTAGACCGTATCGATAATGATACCAGTCATACACACAATAATTGTGTCATCTCTTGTTTGCATTGTAATATTACAAAAAGAAATCGCTCTCATAGTCAATTCAAATTCTCAAAACAAGTAAAAATTATTAAAGAAGAATAAGACTATTCACCTTCACGAATACATTTACCAACTGGAAAGCGAGGTATATTATGTTTGGTTAGTTCTTGATAAATAACAGTTAAATCTTTTCCTATATATTTCTCTCCATTTTTATATAATTCTTTTCGGTAAGAATATGACCCTCGAGGACGAACCTTGAACTGTTGTTTCGTATCTGGTATTTCACATATCCAAATCATAGTATCTTTATCTTTTCCAGTTCCAGATTCATATCCTACAATCTTGTATTCATTCTCTCTCATTTCTTTATATTTGATAACATCTTTAGAACGATATTTGCATACATATTTACCTCTCGGATTTCGTAATATAATACCTTCATAATTGTCATTCATCATTTTATGATAAAAACTTATCATCATAGTTTCATCAGTAATATATTCTGTATTTACAAGATGTATTTTAGATTCGGTTTTTCTATTCGAAAATAGTCTCTTTAGATATAAAAGTCTTTCCTCAAAAGGATATTCTTCAATAACATCAAAACAATAAAAATGTATTTTTTCTATATTTTTATTTAATTCTTTATTATTATTTGTTGATTTACGAATGAGTCCAACCAATTCTTCAAAAGGTATCTCTCTTGAATATAACTCACCATCCAATACAATAGGTTTTCCTTCTCTCTTGCTTTGTATGAAAGATAATTCATCTAAAAGATGTTCTATGACAAATGATTTTCCATTTCTAGATTGGAATGTTATATTATCATCAATATGAATTACACAACGAACACCATCTAATTTAGGTTGGACCATATATCCATTGTATTCTTTTTTCCATTTTTTGTAAGAAGAACATAACATTGGATACAAAGTAGAACTTCTCTCTCCACTTGAAGTAAATTCAACATATCCATTCTTTTCTTTTTTATCTTTCCATTTACGTTGTAGTTCTTTTGTAGCTTGTTCTAGAGGTGTTGTTTCATTCTTTTTTCCAATATTCTTTCCTTGTAAATATTCTGTAAAAGAATATTGTAATGTTTCTAATGAATACCCAAAAGATACACGTGTCATGATTAAATGTTTATTTCTTACAATTTCTCCTTTCCAATATACTGTTTTTCCTTGCTTTGTTTTTCCTTTTAATAACGGCATACAAAGCAATACTTCTATATTAGAACCACTCATGATTAAATTATGTATTCTATATATGTTAGTCTCTAATTCATTTATTGGGGTGAATTATATAAATTAATTTATATTTATCATATATGGATCATACTATCTATTATTGGAGACCGAGAGATTATACAAATGAAATGAAGAGAGAACAATCCCCTGTTAAAAAGAAGAGTTCAATAAAAGAAGAAAAACAAGAAACAAATATATTTCAACGACCTTTCATTCCACCAAACGCAGAAAATACAAACGAAGCATTTCATATAAGTCTTACAAGTGGGGGTCCAGAGGATAGTTTCCATATTAAAACAAATAAGAGAGAAGATATTACAAATAATTTAGCATCAAGAGATTTAGCTATACAAACGTGTATAAATCCATTCTTAAATACCAATTATATTGATGATCTCGACATACACGAAAAATTTTTAAAACCTAAAAATACAAATTTATAAAATATAAGTTTAAAGCGTTTTATTATATTATAATATATTATGTCTTTCAAATACTCTACACAGAACGATTTATTATTAAAGAAATTAATGAACTTTTATAATAAAGATAATAATTTAGAAAAAATAATACCCATTATTAATGGTGAAAGTAAGTTATCGATACGTATTATAGACTGGTTTGTTACTAACTTTTCTAAAAAGTATTTTACTATTTACGATATAAAGGAGGCGAACAGTGAAACATATCGACGTTTCAAAGTCTATACAGATTATAAACTTAAACTAAGAGCCTATAGTAAGAAAAGATTTGACCCATTTTGTCGTTGGGAAAGAATCAATATTCCTTATAAGGATGGATCTTACATCCAGACTACAATAGGACAACTAAATTTTTTCAAATGGGCGTTAGATAATCGAATACTTGAATATATTGAAAAACATCAAACAGAGATTGAAAAAGATATGAATTCAAGAAATAGCACTGCAAAAAAAAAGAATAGTATAGAGACATTACAAGACACTAAGAGTAATACAAAAACACGAAAAATACGGCAAGAATTATCTGTTTCTGCAAGTAAAAGTATTAAAAAAGAGAATGTTGAAATTGTGGTTAAGTTTAATTAGGGTTTATAAAAATATAAATATATGTTAATTATATTTTTATAATGGGAAATAAAACATCTTCATATAGATTCGTAAATTTTGAAGATATACAACATTATATACAAAATCAAAATGTAAATATACTTTTAATTAGCACTTTACCTGATAATTCATACGACTTAATTATACCAAAAACAATACATTATAAAGATGAGATTGATATTATGAATAACATGTTAAAAGAAAATATCGATTGCCCTATTTATATTTATGGAAAAAATACAAATGATTATACTATTTATCAAAAATACGAACAATTAGTACAACTAGGATTTACAAATGTATATTTATATTGTGGTGGATTATTTGAATGGTTATGTTTGCAAGATATTTATGGAAAAGATGAGTTTCCTTTATCAAAAAAAGAAAATGATATTTTAAAATATAAACCTCATAGTGATTTTATACATTCATATTCAACATCCATAAAATACTAATAACAAGAATGATTCATAATATCAGTGAATTCTATAATATGTCTTTTATGAATAATATTAGTTATATATTGAAGTATATCATCCATTAATACTTGATAGTTTTCTGGTGTATTTCTCTCTACATTTCCATCTAAGATTAATGTATTTGAATAAATTAACCAATCATTGTGTTTGTATGTTAGTTTTTCTAAATAATCAATAGGAATAACTTCACCTACTCTACCTCTCTTTATTATTCTCTCAAAACATATTTCTGGAGTCGTTTTTAAATAAATGAAATGAAAGGTTGGTAATTCAGAGATAAAATGATTAAACCACATTAAATATATCTTATAATTTACTTCTTCTATTTTATTGTCTTGATATAAGAGAGAAGCAAACACATTTTTATCTGTATATACACTTCTTTCTGTAACAATAATTGAATTCGTATTTCTCTTTAATGCATCCTTTAATAGTGCAACACGAGAAATATAAGCCATGATTTGAAATGAAAAACCATATTTTTCTTGGTCTTCATAGAACTTTTCCAAAATACTTTTATCTTTTTCATCTCGTATATTTTCCCATATATCAACTGGTTCATCAAGATATACTATTTTTTTATCACAAATAGTTGTTAGTTGTGATTTCATGATGGATACAAGAGTTGATTTACCAGATCCAATATTACCCTCTACACTAATTATGATATTCTCTTGATTCATAGTTTGTTTGTATATATAGGTTTAATATAATATATAGGTTCAATTTTATATAGAAATTTATATATAATTTCCAAATGTGTAAAGATAAATACCAAAATATATTGCATCTGCGTGAAATAACACCACCAGAAATAAAAATAAGACAAACTAATTCTAAAATTCGGCGGCTGGAAGTATTACCTTCTGTAAAATCAACTGATAGTCTTACTTTTTCCATTTATTATTTTTTATTTGAAATGATGAAAGATGAAATACAGAAATCATTTGGTCTTTGTTGTTTGTATATCGAACCAAATTCACTATATTACACTGACCGAAAAGAAACATTTTTGTCTCATTTTTCTTTTCGGTCGGTGTAATTGCATAATTAGCATCTC